TCATCCCTTGAAACACTGGAGTATTTGGTTGACAACGAAATTCTCGTGCAGAGTGCAGTCTCCCCCGCATTCGCACAGCTCTCAGAGAATATCGAGATTGCTGGTGCATTGGCAAAACCGCTAGTCAAACGCGGAAACACAAAGACTGAGATTCGTAAGAGTTCTCTTTTTGATGTGATTGACATCAAGTGTCTCACTGAGCCTGCTATCCTAAGCCATAAGGATCCCCGTGCCCCTGAAGGGTTCGATCCTCTGGTTAGTGCCGTTTCCAAATACGGTGCTGAGTGCAAGCCTTTCAGACCAGACCATATCCGCGCTGTGGTCGATCATCTCTCTACTAAGCTCCGCAAGTATGAAGGTGTTGTAAATAAGCGCATTCTATCCCTCCACGAGGCCATCAACGGTATCCCGGAAATGGAATATGTCGACAGTATGAACATGAATTCTGCTGAAGGCGCATTCTGGAACCAGGAACGTCCGATGGGTGCTCATTCCAAGAAATGGATGTTCGAGCAATACACTGACGTGGAAGGTAGACAGCTGTACAAAATCAAGCACAAGCCCCTTCTTGCTAAGATCATCCATCGTATCCAAGAGGCCATGCAAGGACGACGAGTTCTCTCCGTCGGCAATGAATGTCTCAAAGATGAACGACGTGGTCTGAACAAGATCTATGCTGAAGTCCCTGGAACGAGATCTTTCTCAATCCTGCCCCTGGACTACAACATTGTGTGCCGAATGTACTTCATGGATTTCGCTGCCATGACAATGAAGAATCGTAAAGATCTCTCGCCTCAGTGCGGAATCAACCCATGCTCGTCAGAGTGGACCTGGTTGATGATGCGCTTGAAGTCAATGTCCGCCAAGGGCTTTGCAGGAGATTTTAAGAACTTCGACGGACAAGAACCATCCGAACTCCAAGATGCTTTGTGCACTGTGGTAAACAACTGGTACAACGACGGCCCCGTCAATGCTCAGATCCGAAAGGTCTTGATTGGTGAAGCCTTTGATAGATATACCATCGTTCATAACGGTGTGATCCATATCCAACAAGGTCTCCCATCAGGATTTGTTCTGACTGTCATCTTCAACTCATGGGTCAATGAATGCTACAAGTACCTCGCGTGGCTCGATTTGGCTCCCAGTTCCCGCAAAGCTCTGGTTCACTGTGATGAAGATGTTGACTCGATTACCTACGGTGATGACAATGGTCATGCTGTGAAGGAAGACACACTCGTGTGGTTTAACCTTCGTACCATCGGAATGTTCCTTTCCAAGCATGGTATTACCTATACAGATGAACACAAGAATCACTGGAGTGTTGCGAAGCCGTCAGTGGACATTCAGTCAATCTCGTTCCTCAAGAGATTGTTCGTCCCACATCCCGATATGCCAACTTTCTTCAAAGCTCCCTTGGAGAAAAAGTCTATCGAGGAACGTCTACTTTGGGTTACTGAATCCAAATTCGCCAGTCCTGATGAACTCCTGCAAGAGAACATCAAGAACTCCATGCAAGATGCCTACCAATGGGGTCCCGTATACTTTTCTGAGTTGCGTGACAAGATTGAAGATGCACTTGCTGAAGTTGGCAAAGCTCACCTAATGTCCGAGATTTCTTATACGGGCGAAGAGATGAAGTGGTTCGAGACCGTCCCCGGTGTCGTTGATTACGCTCAATCTAAGTTCGCGCAAGATGTCTTTGGAGTAGGTGTAGCTCGGGCCTAGTAGTCAGCACCGAACAGACCACGTCCCCTAACTGTCGCAGTAGGTCGAGATGTGGAGCATTTTCTTTATGCATAGTCATTTAAATTCAAGTTTTGTAAGTTTCTTGGATCATTATCTACCCCGGCTATGTGCCAGTAGAGAAGTGTTGACGTAACTTTCACGTAAAGAAAGCTTTCCGAAGGGTACACCGGCGTCAATGTCGCTCCTTGTGGGTATATGAAATACTATAGATCACGGCGATTAACAATGGTGAGGAATACAAGCGAAAACCGAAGCAAAAAAAAAAAAAAAAA